GTTACGACACCGAACGCACCGCCAAGGTGTTTGCGGAATTTTCCGATGAAAACATTTTGGGCACAGCCAACGATTTAACCTGGCATGTGCAATACGGCGGGCGCGATTTCAAATCGTATATCGATTATCGGGCGGACCGACTGTTTAAATATTACCTGACCAGCCAAGACACCCTTGAGGAATCTCCCCTTCAGGAATAACACAGTTAGGTGTCCCATACTCACCCATAGTCCCTAGTTTAACAAGATGAGCATCAGGACAGTGCTCCCTCATAGCCCAGAGAAGGGATAGTGTACCTATGACATTGTTAGCTTGAGTATCAATACTTGCTCTAGCATCTTTCATAGACCAAGGTGCACTAGGCTGTTCAGCTAGATGGATGATAGTGTCTGGTTTGAAGTAACTAAGGACCTTGTGTGTTAGGTAGTGGTCTGTTAGGTCTATTCTAGCTATGTTGTCATTAAAGTTTTTATGGGACTCGAGATATAATTCTCTTTCTCGACGATCTAGGATTGGAGTTAAGGAATTGCTTCCTGCACATCTAACAGCTTCCCTTCTAGAATAATTATCTAGGCCAAATACTTGATGGCCCCTGTTTAGTAAGTGAAGGGCCAAAGGGTATCCGATGTATCCGTCAATGCCACAGATTAGGATTTTCATTAGCTAACTTCTCCTTTGAATTTCTCGAAAGATTTAGAAAATGATCGGTGTTGATAAATTGCAGGCCGTGGCTACGGCCCTCTACTGGCACATACCGAGTGTGGGACTATGCCGATCCAGTAGTGGCCTGCAAGCTGTGTCGAATAAAGCTTGTCACCTAGAATTACTAATGTCTCTGGCTATTAACTAGTTTCTTAGCCTCTGTTCGACGGTTCAAGTTATTCATACCAGAGTATGGCTACGGTAGGCCGTAGCATCACTTCATTTAGGCACTGTATACCGAGATACTCCATTCTTATCCGGATACTCGCCTGTCTTGTCCTTGACCACCTTCAGCACCGCCCAGCCTTCGAGTCCTGGAAGATCATCTTCCCATGAGAAGGGGCGGGAATAGTCGATGTTAAAGGCTTCTGCGAAGTCCCGGAAGGACCGAAGGGCTTGAGTATACTGCTTCGGATCAATCTTATCGCGGCTATTCAAGTCCCACATGAAGTCATTGAACATAGGGCAGTTGACTTCGCTTGGAACGTCGAAAGTGATTGAGTGCCATTCTGCACCGTAGGAATTTTTAGCCTCGTCCTGAATGACTCCAGAATCAACCTTGACTATGCGAAGCTTGGCCTCAGTCTTGGCAGGCAGGATTTCCATTTCAGGGGCTTCTTTGATTTCTTTTTCGAGATCTGAGTAATCTGTTAATGACATAATACTTCCTCCATTTGTTAGTTGTTTAAATAATTTAATTAACTTAATCGGGCCTTATCTTCCCAATTAAGACCTACCTTTTTGAGGAGACCTTTAATATCAGGCTCTTCCTCTGCCACTAACTTATCACCTCCTTTCAATCGACTCCTTGCTATATATTCACCTAGTGAGTCAATTAGCATTTTACGTCTTGGATTAACCCCTTTGCCAATTAAGACATACAACTCATCGAATAGCAAAGGGACAGTTATTACTGCTTGACCAGTGATGTGAAGACGATGGGTCACTTCTTCCTGCTTAGCACCAGAGGACTTGTCGATTGAGATTAGACGACGTTCTTCCTTGAGATGTCCAGTGATGATAAAGTCACATGGTAGATTCATCAAGCGGCGGATTCTATTTTCTATTTCAATCTTCTGCGGATTATAGTCTTGACGATGCAAGGGTGCTTCGCCTGCTCTTCCTTTCAGCGCTAGCTGAGCATTCATAGCTGCTTGAGCAAAAGTAGTTAATGAGTCTATTCCATAAGTCCCGAATTGGTCGAAGTAGCCTATCTTAAGCCGGATCTCGTTGACCTTCTTCCACTCAGCGAAGACTTTAGGGTTGAAAGGGTCTTCAGTTTCCCAGCTGGTATCGACTACTATGTCTCCAGACTTAATCCATTGCTTTAGGCACTTGGTTCCTCCAGGGTCGAAGGAATCTATATGGACAGGGAAGCGGGCTGTACGGAATAGGTAAGTTTTACCAGTGTTACTTTCGCCAGTCACTATTGCAGAAAAGCGCTTCTGCATAGAATCACTGGCATAGTGCTTTTTCACCTTTTCAAGTTCTGCTTGGGCATCATAGGGCATTAGTCTTCCTCCTTCTCTATCTCACAAGAGTCACAATGCATCTGTTGGATTGGCAAGGGGTCTATAATAACTTCACAAGTTACAGTGTCTACTTTGTCCCAGATTTCCTCTAGCTGCTTTGATATTCTCTTTAGTTCTAATACTATTTTTGTTAGTTCATCATAGTGATTCATTTCCACTCCAACTGCATCTTGTTGCGAGAGTCAAGCTCTCTAGGGTCCCAGAACTTCTGATTAAACCCGAAAGGTGGTTCCTGACATTGACGAAGTGGGTTAGGCCAGAGGTTGCAGTAGTCGAAAAACTCACATCCGCGATACTTTCCACATCCTCCAGGGTTCATACGAAAAGCAGCCATTATACTGTCTGACTCGGAGCAGTCTGTCAAGTGGTCAATGTCCCTTTCTATATCTTTGACCCTATCAAGAGTATTCCATAACCAGACATTCATTTGATCAGGTGAACGGAATGCAGGGACTCGTTTGAGAGTAGAATAGTAACCAGATGGTCTGGCTGCAGAGCCACGAGATAGGTATTCAAATCCAGTCCCACAGAATTCTACACCTAACACCTGTTGGATAGGGAATATACAATAGAGGCAATGGGTGTAGGTTCCGTTCTGGTTACTAAGATTAAAAGCTACTTCGTTGAAGTAGTTGCCTATCCACCTTCCACTTGTAGACTTATGATCCCAAGAGAAGATCATTCCGTCTTCTTTGCGCTGCAAGATAGAGTCCATTCGGAAGTGGAGGACTCGCTTGTCGTCGATAGGAACGGTTCCACTTATTTCAGTGAAAGGTTCGTCTGTGTCAGGATTGCGAAGTAACTCGTTGTCGTCCAAGTCGGATGGGTAAGTTACTCCGAAGTTAATTAGTGCCTGATAGACAGCTTCTGGCGTCTTAGGGCGGAAGTTGACGTCACTTGATTCAGTAAAGAATTGACGATAGTAGGTTAAGAAGGCATTGAAGGCACCTTCGACCTCTTCATACCCATTAATTAGTTGATACTCACGAGCGTTATGCCAGGCTTGACCAAAGACAAGATCATGCGCAGGGACGTCTAAGTGCCAGCCTAGCATGTGGCGATAGAAGTAATAACGAGGGCAGCGGTCATAGTCGTCCATTTTTGACGAGTCAGTTATCTGCCAAGTAGGGTGTTCAGGTAGGTTCATTAGCTTTTTCTCCTTATAAGATACTGGTCTATTAACTCTTGAGTTAGTTCGAGAACTTTCTCGATGTAAGATTCCGACTCAGTTGCTGAACCAAGTACTCCACCAGAAACTTCTCCTTCTTGAATCCGCTTATGTTGAAGCGCTTCCTTTCTCCACTTGATTAACTTCCTGTAAGAAATAGTCATAGTTATTCACCTCCTTATATATCTGCCCAAGCTTTTAGAACACCGAAAATATAGTCATAGCTTCCAGCTAAAAAAGCATCAGGTAGATGCTCTCGATCAACTGCTAATTGTGACCAGTTACCATACCCAGTACAATAGTCGTAAAACCAGTGTGGCTGAGCACCATCTGTATCCTTGTCACAGCTATAGATTACCGTAATAGGACCATTATCTGGCTCCCACTCAGCTCCTATCTTATCCCCACCATAGAAGAAAGTCATACATTTCTGCACACCATTTCCAGTGTGTTCACTCTTATGTCCAGATATAACAACATAAGCGTTATCAATATCTGGAAAAGGTATGCACTTTACACTTGGATTCATTGTCAGTCACCTCCTTAGTTAATTAAATTATTTAAACATCTAAAACATGATTCCTTTCTACATACTCACCGTCTTTATATAGTAGTAAATTAAGTGACCCATGCTTCCTTGCAAACACAGAACAGGCAATAGCATTCATTACGCCTAGGGCACAAAGTAATACATAGTCGTCTTTCTTCGAGTTCCGCATGGCGTCTTTGAACTTCCTTATCATATCATTAGTTGCAAATCTATTCATTCGCCCAGTAGTGCAGTATATAAGCTTGCCGAATTTCTCTGCATTACTAAAGTCATGGCTTGATTTGTTGACTATGTATACCTTAGACATTTTATTTCTCCAAGTACATTTCCAGAAATTCTGAGTAACTCTTCTCAATAAATAGAATCAACTCATTCTTCCCCCAACCTGTTTTTCCTTTTTTAAGTAGTTCTATTAA